GCCCGCGAGCGGGTCCGCATCTGCCCACGCCACGCCCTTCATGTAGCTGTCCGGTATCGCTTCCTGGCACCAATCCCGCGAGCCCTTCAGCAGATCCTCGCGGATTTGCCGGACCCTCTGGAGCAGCGTCTTCTGCCAGGCCAAAGAATATGACTCAGGATTTTTCAGTAACAGTCGGTTAACTTCCGCCAGGATCTCCTTTTCAGCTTCGCCGTAAAGCTGGATGAGGCGCTGGGCCTGGGCATCAGAGAGCGGAGATTTAGGAGGCATGGATCACCGAAAAGTATAAATACTTATCTCCTGGTAAGCGATTTTTTTTTTTAGCCGGTTGGCTCTTCTCCCATCGGCTGCAAGGTTATAGCGGGCCTCTCCGGAGCGGCCAGCTGGGCTTCTTCCTGCGCGCCCTTCAGCCGGGCAAGCTCCTTATCGAATGCCTCAGAGCCTTCCTTCAACCCCTGCCACTCAAGCTTCCGCTCCGTGCTGATTGCGCCCATCGCGTCCCAGAGCTGCCCTTCCTGAGCGGTCTCCATCGGGTCTTCGGGTATGCCGTCCTGCAGAAGCACCTGAATGTCCTTGGTATCCATCATCGGCCCGTTGGCAGGAAGCTGGGACCAGAGATGAAGTACTTTGGGGATCGCTGTTTCGGCCATCCGAGCGAACTTGGAGACTTTCGCCAGGGTAGGAATGAGCCTGATCCGTAGCGCCGTGCCGCTTTCCGCCGTGCCCGCATCTTTTCCCGCCAGGAGCACCCTAGAGAGTTGGAGCATCTGGAGGAGCTGATCCATCTCCTGCTCGATAGCGTTGTTGACTTGAGCTAGCTGTGCATCCCAAACCATGAGCGACGGCGAAGAGTCGCCCGGCTGAGTGATGATCGGCTGACCAGGCCGATAGATCCACTCTTGCGTCTTATGATCGAAAGTCGTAGCGGATTCTGGAATTACCGGCGTCGGATTCGTGAACTTGGCCACGACCTCTGCTCTCTGAGTAAACAACATTCCCAAGCTCTCGACCAGGGAAAGCACTGATGGCTTGTAGTCCGAGCGGCCATAATAGCGTTCTGAAGAGAGCTGATTTTGGACATGGACTATCAAGATGTCATCAACTGCAGGCTTTTGGATGCCTGTAGCGTCTACTTCCAGTGAGGCGAACGCCGGGAAGTCCTGCAGCTTCTTCGGGCCGGAAAGCGTCTTACCATTTCCCAAAATGGCCTCAGCGCCCTGGGTTTTTGTTACAGTCTCAACTATCTCATAGACCACATGCTGGATTTGGCCCTTTGTATGGATCGTGAATTTTACGTACTCTTGCTCTTTATTCTCATTGTCTAGCTGCTTGAAAACATGAAAGAAGGCGAACGCCCAGGGAGTCTGGATGTTACCAGGAGTCACTACCAGGTAGCAGTTCTCAGGGTTTAGCGCCTGGATACCGCTGTCGGATACCTCGTATAACCCTATCCCGTAGCGAGAGACATCTATGAATACCTGCTCATCAGGCCGCTCTGGAAGCTGATCGGCCTCGACCGGTGCGGCAATCTCGACATCTTCTCCCAGGAGCATATTAAGATAGGTATCAGTGGCCAGTTCAGGCCAATCCAGCACAATAGCCTGCTTTTTCTGATCCCTTGGAGCATCGGCAAGATATGCGATGTAACGCGCAAAAATACGCTCATGCAGGCCATTGTAGATATCTCGCATCCGGGCATGTTCCGCCAGACGCGCGGCCTCATCGGCATCTTTTGGCGGCCAGTGCGCGCCGTTCTGGACGAAAGAGAGATCAGTGAGCATGTTTTTATTTTCCTTTTGGCATTTGGCTGGCTTCTTCGATTGCCAAGAAATCATTTTCTTGGATCTTCTTATAGCAGCCCTGGCAGCATAGGCGATCAGTCAAGACCGTAGATCCTAGCTTGTTGGCGGTTATGCCCGGCACATGCGGTATTATGGGCGAGAACTCCAGCCTAGCGACCGGCACCGGGAACTCCTGGCCAATGGGCTTGCCGCAGAATAGGCAGATCATAGCAGCCTCGCGCCTCTTAGGATCTCTTCGCCATACCAGACGGCCATTGCGAACGCGAAAAGCATATCGTCGTTCTCTCCAGGTTCGGCTTCCATCTTTACCCTGCCTTGAGCGCTCATTTCGGCCCGGTAGGACAGCATCTCGCGCTCGACTTGCGGCCAAATAGCCATATCGGGGTTGACATGAACCTTCCCCGCGTCCAGGGCACCCAGGAACTTGCCTATAAGCCGGGCCTTGCCCAGGTGCGCCACTGACCCGATCCGGGTTAAGGTATTTCCCAGTGTGATCGTGATCGCGATCGGCCTTTGCCCCTTCGCCCGGAACATATCATTGATCGCCACGCCAACGCCCGTAGCATCCAGCAGGAACTTGGGCGGGGCATGGGCATTAAAAGCAGGATTCTTGAGCGCCTTAATGACCCATTCTACAATCTGATCATAAGGCAAAGCCTGCTTACGGTTCATGGCGATCAGGTCATACTCATATCGGCCATCGTTCCCTAAGGCACCCCGCTTAACATACTTCATATCGATTGCAGCGAGCGCAGACCAGTCATGGAGCTGAGCAGGATCGAGGGCAAGAATAATCGTCATATTTCTATAATCCTGATACTGGAATCGTGTGCTTTCAAGATGGTATCGTGACTGATGAGCTGCGTATTTGAAGCCACGAATTCGCACTCAAATTCCTGGGCATACATGTACGGGCCGATCGTGGCCTTCATTTCAGCCAGGTACTCCGAAGAGATCCTGGGGTTCTGCGAAGCCTTCAGCGTGTACTTTTCCCAAACGGTCGATTCGTTCCAAATTTTGTAATAATGTCCTCGCTGCCCGAACGGCGTCGAAGCCATCACAAAACGACAGTCCGGGAACGTCGCCATCATTGGCATGATCGCATAATGCAGTTCATCAGAGCATTGCGCCGCCTCATCCTCGACTATGACATCTGGCCGTGAGAAGCCCCTGATGGTCTTGCCATCATTCCCACCAGGGAGGCAGAGGATTCTTGAGCCGGTGTCGAACTTCAGGGAGAGCTTTGTGCTTTCGTCAAACTTCGGTACTTTATCGAGCTGATCAATGAATCCCCGTATTTTAAGAAAGTTCTCCTGTGATTGCCTGAGCGCCGGAGCAATGATCAGAGAAAGGCTACCAGGCCTGAAAAGAGCCATATGAAGGCAGATGAGGGAAGACATCGTACTCTTCCCGCCCTGCCTGTGAATATTCAGAGCCGTTCTTTTTGATTGGCTGTCCAACATCTTAATCTGCCAGCCATCCAGCGTCAGCCCAAAATAGTCTTCTGCCCACAGACTCGGATTTTCAGCATAGATATCATTGATTAGTCGAAGCTCTTCGTTCGGCTCTTCGCCGGGCAAGGGCATCAAGCCGCTCATCAATTGAGCCTTCTGAGACATGCAGATTGACATTTTTCTCTTCCGGCATGGTAATCCTGACTTCTAGCTCCAGCGCCTTCAGAACGCCATTAATGCATCCCCCGAACGCCTTGAGATCGTGCTTCTTAGCTTTTCTCGCGGCGTCCAATGCCAGATCATAAGCATTATCAATCTTTTTCTGAAGCTGCGCGCCGCGATCAATTCCATTTTCAATTGCAGCGGCTTCAATATCTTTCGCGATATGCCCGTTATCTACATGCCTTTTTACAGACTGAAATCCGACCTTGAATGTTTCGGCAATGTTACGGTAAGAAACGCCATCTGTTACGCATTGGTCTATCTGCTTGCGTTTTTTATGCGCACAAATTGAGCACCTATCTTTTTTGGACACATGAAACCAATCCTATGTAATTAGTAACGGTCCTGGTCGAGCGGTATATCAATAGCCAACTTGGAGGTTTGCGGTGAGGGCCGCAAAAATAGAGCTCGACCAGGCCGGCTTCAGGAAATGCCTGACAACATGGAGGGACAGGCTCAATCAGAAGCGGCTGATCCTGACAGACTTCTGATATCATCGCCATTAACATGGCACTTTTTGAATAATTTTATCGGGTCTTGCTCGGTATCTCGCAAATACGGGAAATTCGGGCCACAATGATCCTTGTGCACTGTCTTTTCACGTTGTTTAGAAAACATAAAAACCTCGATAAAATGGGCATATAGGCACGGAACGCCCGCGCTACATGCTTTTATGGCAACAATCGTATTTAAGTTTTTCGGTTCGCCGTTTCCGTTCCCTGTTACTCATTTTTGCAGGCGCAATATTTAGGCCATCATTAAATATGTCTCCACATTTGGGACAAAATGCATATGTCCTCGCATCAATTTCTATCACATAATTGCATTTCGGACATACAAAATGGCCTACTGCCATCTTTTTTGCTGTCCATTTCTCATTGTTAAATACGATTGCCATCTCCTGAGCCCACGCCTGCCCAATACGGTTTTCTGGGCTATGCACCTGGGCCGCCTTCGGCCAGCCCGCCCGCTTACTCTTCGTCGATTTCATCCAGTGGCACCCACATTCGCACGTATTTTATGCGCTTTTGCAAGACTAACGATCTCAATCGAACCTGGACTACATGCTTCTTGAGTTTGGTTTTTCTCGCCAAACTCGCGGAAGTTTGTTCTGGATCTTCTTTCAAAAGTTTATATATAGTCCTCTCCTCTTCCGCGAAATGCGGATCTTTTTCGCCCAGGTGCTGGCGAACGTAATCAATCAGCCTCATTCGGCCCCCATGAGCGCCGGATTCAGTCGACACCGTTTAACCAGCGACCGGACCGACGACGGCAAAATGCCATAGTCATCGCTGATGGACTTGGCGCACTCCTGGCCGCTCGTGTACCTCTCGTAGACGTCCCTGTAGGCTGAACGAGGCACGTTCGGAGTGTGCCCACGCCTCCCTCTCGACTTCGGCTTATATATGCCGCCCATATCATTCCACTCCTCGCATTTTCCGAGCCCGGTCTGTCGCCCGCCATAACACACATCTGCCGACGTGGCCACTTCGACCCACCCGTATCAACAAATCGTGTTGTTGCATCTTCATGAGCGTAGATCCCCGGATCTCTGGAGACAGCTCTTTCGCAGCAAACGCTCGATCCAATGGTATGCGGGCCAGGCATTCCCCCAGGTTTCCTATCTTTCCTCGGATGGTCATTATTCGATCACCATTATATTCTTCCGGATTCGATCAGCAAGCTTCGGGCCGATGCCACCACAGTCCTCCAGGGGGGCGCTACAGCCATCTTTCGGCCTCAAGCATACATCGAACCTTTCAAGCAATTCACGGGCCTTCTTCGGCCCAACGCCGCGCCCTGCCAGGATGCTCAGGCCCACGACCTGCCTTTCACCGGCCGCTGGATGAGGCGCAAATCCTGACAGATCCCCGCCCTCCAGGATCTTACGGACCCTCAGGAGCATCCGCTTATAGGGATCCGTCTTGAGCCGCCAGATCTGGACTCCCAGGGCGATGCAGTTCGCCTCAAAGCCCTCTACCATCCTGTGATATTCCATGAGCTTCTCCGGATCTACCCGGTGCCCCTGCCGCCCATGCCCGGATGCTTTTCGGATTGCAGCGCCAACGTCGTTATCATCCCCAAAGACCACTACAACCGCCGGCTCGCCAAGCTCCCTCCCAGCGGTTACCTGAGCCCACAGGTGGCCATTCAGAATCGAGTCCAGGTAATCACTGTTGCCATCCTCGGAGAAGTCCTTGAGCTCGACATGCATCTCTTTTCCGAGATGCATATGCCGAAAATGCAAATCGAACGGCAGATTAACATTTCCGCACCGATTCATCTCATAATGCTCATCCTCCAGCACCGCCTTCTCGACCTTCGCCGCCCTTGGTCGCGACGCTTCATTGTGGTCTAGAGTCACAAAAATTTTAGAAGGCTTCATTTCGCAAGCCTCACTTCCATAGTTGCATTATTTTCTTTTAGGAACTGCTTCATGACCTGGACTTCCTCAAAATCCTGGAGACTCGTTTGATTTTTCCCGGCCAAGATCGATTCTGCTACTTCCTGCGATCCTATCCGTCTCGCCGCCAGACCTGCCTTCCCGTATTCGACTATCTGCAGGAGCGCAGATTCGCATATGTGGATCTTCTCAGCTCGCTCTTGAGGGCTGTCTTGGTGAGTTGGCAGATTTGCAGTCAATCTGTTCAAGCTCTCGGAGATCATCTCTGCAGAGAGCTGTAGGGCAGGTACAAGATTCGGCTCATCCCTCAGGTATCTCCCTGCCTTCTCAATCAGCTCTCTAGCGTCCTCGATGCTATGCAATCCAGCCGCCGTATTCAATATGGCGATGGCCTTCTCAATTTTTCCGTTACTCATTTCTTCATTCCTCTATGGACTCTTTCAGTTTACGATAATCATCCATTTTGACATAATAGGCCGAATCACCATCAAGGCCATAGCACATTACACCATCGCCAATATCTCCCACGGGCATCATCAAAGATTTAACATTTTTGCTATTATCGTCTAAATACTAGGATCATCTACGTATTTTAGCCATAACGCAACTGTAACCTTCGCACAATCCAAATATTTGTTTTTTTCAATATATTCTTTAGCGATCTGTGGCAAAGTCGCTCGTATCTGCGTAGTATTTTTTGCCATATTAGCATATCGCCACGCATTCCATTTATACTTTTCGCTAATACGCTATTTTGAACTATGCAATATCTGTCGATTTTACAATTGTGACGATGCCCTTCCCGGCCAGGGTCGCTGCCTTCCAGGCTGGACAGATATCGTTTTCGCGTGTTTTAGCGTATTAGGGTACAGGTAGGGTACTATTCTATCTATCTATAATCAATATCTATCTATCTATTATCTATTATTGGTACCCTAGTACGACCCGTACCCTCTGCTTTCAAGCCTTGCTTTATTTTTTCTAGTTTAACCATATTTATTCTCTCTACATTTCACGTCGTACCTAGGATATTAGGGTACTCGATGTCTCTTGTTATTGTTTGTCGGTACCCTAGGTACCCTCGTTTTTTCCACTGCTATCGGTTTTCTCGGAGGGTACTTCCAGCTTAACATACCAACCATACTGCCTGATGCCGTTTATCTTAACTTGATACTTCTTTTTGCCTTGCTGTTTGACCAGTAATCCAGCCTGATCTAATGCTTCCGTCATGCTTTTAGCGGTCGGTATTTGAGTAAATGCCTTAATTTTACCAAGCTCGCTCATGGTCTCGATGGGTAAGAGCCATACGCCCTCTGGAAGGCCCTTAGCAGTCATCTGATCAGGCATTATCTTTCCTATGATCTTTGGTCCAATGTTCATGCACGTGTTGTCTTGAAATAAATCCGGTCTGCCTGCCATCAGCTCTTTCACACCTGCAATGAACCGTGATGATTCGGTCTCTTCATCCGTATTTTCGCCTTGCGAGCGAGCCAAATCGTCTAACGCTTCCATGAACCGTTTTTCATTTTCTCTGAATACCTCTCCAAAAGGAGATACTTCAAGCATTGCCCAGGCCAACTTAATCATGCTGTAGATAGTCGCTGTCCTGCCTGCAACAGTATGCCCTGCCTGAATAAATTCGTCTCGCTTCATCGATCTATAAGCATCGAACGAGGCCCGGTCAATGGTTTTTATGGTCGATAAATGCTTCAGCCAATGATATCCAACTACAGGCATCACGGCAACGCTTGATTGCACTTCTAGGAGGACATTTGCATCAACCCCATCCCATTGAATAGCCGGAACTCTGGATGTCGTAGCCGTCTCTTGAGGCCTTACTTCGCCCGTCACAATCGGAGTGCAACAATATTCCATTGAATCCCTGAGCCCTCCATCCTTGGTTCCCTGGTTCTTTGAGCTGCCTTCCAGGACGGCGTTTATGGTGCCTATGTAATCGATTGCGTCCCTGGGATCGACCGTCTTCACGTTATCTAAGAGCTGTGGTAGCCATCCAGCCGACGCAAAAATTACCGTTGCCGCATAGGCCGTGGTACCTGCTCTTCCACTTTTCAGCGTCGGCCCATCCATGTATCCGGTTCCCCATACAGACATCAAAGCGCATACTGTAGAGGTCTTTAGAGAGTTCGTCAGGCCCCATATCCCCAGCCCGAACCGCTCTGGCTTGAACCATCTGGCGAATATAGGCGCTCCAAGTATCGTCGCGATTAATACCGGCGCAAATCGGTTTATCCTCATTGTCTTCTGTAAGACTATTATGGCATCAGTTATCTCTCCATCATAAACCTTCGCCGGTATCTGCGCTGGCAATTGGTACTCAATGCCAGGATACTCCATGCCCGGCACCATCGGCAATCCATCCTTCCAGCAGGGCACTTCTATCCTGGTCTTAAGTTTCACGTTCCTAGAACAATCCTGCACTACTTTATAAGTCAGCTTCCCTAATCGATTTTGAGCCCCAAACGCATTGATCACCGCGCCCTTAAATTTCGCTGGATTTGACATATCTTCCGCCGGAAACTTGAAACATACCTCCCTTTTATCGGTTGCCCCAATGCCTTTTAGAGTGTATTCCGTCTTTTTATTTGCAATTGTCTCAGTATCTATCCTTAGAGCGCACTCTGAAATTTCTTCAAGCGCCGAGAATTTTTCTTGTGTCTCTTTATTGGTCCGAACGACGACACGCATCACGCATCCCGTCTCTCGCTCCAGCCCCGTTGTATATGGCGGTGAGTCCTTGGTCACAATATTGAAATCGGATTCATCCGATGGGGCTTGCACGACATTTTCTTCAATAGTCTTATCTGGCGCATACCTGGGAATCAGTTTCCCTGAATTATATGCACTGAGCATCGTTTCTTCAATGCCTTCCGTGTCCAATGCATATGCAATATATCTTATAATTATAGCCACGTCATCGGCATCTAACAACCCGGACGCGACAAAACCGGCCATCTGGTAAGTTGAAATGTTAAGTTGATTATTCCGATTGCCTTCGACTGTCTCAGAAAACTTTTTCATCTCACTCGCGAAAGCAGCCCTTGCATACCTCTTCTGGCGTTCTAGTTCTATCTCCGCCTCCATGCTTTCGTACGGATTTTTTCTATCATTATCAGGTACCTCGACTGGAACAGGTTTCAATGGGCTTGTTATCGGTTTATCGTCCTTATTTTTTTGGTTGAACCGAATGCCCGCTGCCTGCAAATCTGCCAAAAGTTTCTCCAATGAAATCGTTTCAGGCGGCCTGTTGTCAATCATCTTATAATCAATTTTCTGCCCAACGCCCGGAAGTGCGTCCTTTCCGGTCGTTGGATCAACAAATTTGTGTGATGGTGGGATCACTTGATAAGATCTTTCAAGCTTAATCTCCCCGACGCCCTTTCCATTTAGGAATAGTTTAAACTGTGACAGGTTAGCTTTTTTCCCATACTTCTTAAGAAGTTCTGGCAAGGACTCATCGCACCGGAACCACATCCCCAACCTTCCTGGCCTGGTCTCCCATGTGGTGGTGGGTGGCAATTCTATTCCCGTAAATGCGTCGGGTACGTCTTTATCCAACCCAATGAAGCAATTGCCTCCCAAAACGCCTACGTTCCCGCCGGTCTCCATATGTGCTTTGGCTTCTTGGAAGGTATGCGGCTTCTTCTGCCATCCATCTTCATACGGCGGAAACTTCACGCCCGCCCGCATGAGCACGAACTGCGCCCCAGGCTGATCGAAAACGCTTGGTAGTGGCATTTAACCACTTTCTCCATGTTCAAAACGTGCTGATCGTGCCGCTATAATCGCATCGTTTAAATTGTTTGATGCTAAATAATTTATAAGTCCTGTGTGATGATATACCTCAAACCGTTCTCCTGAGATCGAAACAAAAGAACATTGGTATAATGGGATATATGGTTCTTGCACCTCTTCCCACTTATATAATCGCAATCCAAGGTTTGGTTCAGGAGTGCCTTCTAACATCAGAACCGGAATATCTAACATCGCTGATAATCTGCCAATCGTTGCAAAATTTCCTAGACCATCAATCTCTCCATCTTCCCCCCGCAAAAAACCGCGCCCTTCTGCCTTGACTTCCACAAACCAATTAAAATCATTTATTCTAAAATCCGGTAGATAATAACAATCTGATGAACCATTTCCAAAATCGTGTGGGCAGTTTATGATATATCCTTCGGGTTCGTATTCCCATTTCAACTTCAAAAAATCAAACAGAACCGCATAACGTGCTTCTAATCGGCTGCGAAACCTGTAGCCTTTATACCGTGTCTCGATGGCCTTTATTTCGGGCACGCTCTCACCCTGTCCACCAAATCCAAAACAAAAGCTTCCCAGGTCTGCCCTTTCTCGTTTTTCATATCCCAAAGCTTCTTATGATCTTCCTCTGAGAAGCTCAGGAGAACCTTTTTTACGGCCATGCTTATAAGTAATAACTATTACTATATCAATCTTTCCCATGTCTGTCAGGCACGCGACAGAAAATCTTATATACTATCTATGCATCTATGTTACTATGAAGCACATTCAGATAGTACTAGACGACAAAGAAGCAAAGCAGCTTGAGAAAATCAAAGGAAACAAGTCATGGAAAGAGCTTCTTATGAGCATCTTGGAGGAAAAGAGATAATGATCTATCTAGCTTGCCCCTATTCGGACCCGCTGGAAGGCGTCAGAAAAGCCCGGTTTCGGGCAGCAAATATCACCGCTGCGCGGCTAATGGCTGAGGGACATATTGTCTATTCTGCGATCAGCATGTCCCACCCTATCGCGATCGAGAATAATCTCGGACTGGACTGGGATTTCTGGCGGCCAAATGACGTCTATTTTATCAGCAGTTGTGATGAAATGGTCGTTTTGAAGTATCCTGGATGGGAGAACTCTGAAGGCATTGAGGCAGAAATGCGCCTTGCTAAAAGCATGGGAAAAAAGATCTCATTTCGGGAATGGGAGGGAGACTGAAATGGATTATCAAGAATTCTTAAGATCTAAGTCGATGAAAGTCGTTGAGTGCGGCTTTGCGTCGGATGAGATCAACCCAATGTTATTCCCTTTCCAGAGGGACATCACCAAATGGGCTCTGAAGAAGGGAAAGGCGGCCATATTCGCAGGATGTGGCTTAGGCAAAACTCCCATCCAGCTTGAATGGTCAAAGAAGGTTTGCCTTCAGACAGATGGCAATGTCTTGATCCTCGCCCCTCTCGCGGTCGCTAACCAGACGTTGCAAGAGGGCAAGAAGTTCGGCATTGAGGCCACGATCTGCGAGTCTCCAGCAGATATTAAGCCGGGTATAAATATAACGAACTATGAGAAGCTCCAGAAGTTCGATGTATCCGAGTTCGTCGGTATCGTTCTCGACGAGTCGTCTATCCTCAAGAGCTACGACGGCAAGACCAGGACCGCGATCATAAACGCATTCGTAGATACGCCCTATAAGCTCGCCTGCACCGCCACGCCCTCGCCTAATGACTATGCCGAACTAGGCAATCATGCAGAGTTCTTAGGCATCATGAAGAGAACTGAGATGCTCGCCACGTTCTTTGTTCACGATAGCAAGCCCGGTCAGCACCACCCCGATCAGAAATGTGGTGAGGAGAAGTGGCGGCTCAAAGGTCACGCTGTCAAGGCTTTCTGGCAGTGGGTGGCATCGTGGGCTGTTATGATGCAAAAGCCGTCCGATCTTGGTTATGAGGATAACGGCTTCGTCCTGCCAGAACTGCGATTCCATCAAGTGACCACAAAGAGCACAAGCCCGTATGCCAGGACCATTCAGGAGAGAGTGAAGACACGATCAGGAAACGTGGCGGAAAAGGTAGAAATGCTCGCGTCTGTGATAAATTCTAACTTGAAAGTTTAGACCAAAAACTATTTAAGCTTGAAAGTTCATACCATAAAACGGTGAATAGATGTCTTCGAAAGAATACAACAGAAAATATTACCAAGAGCACCAAGAACAACGCCGTTTAGATGCTAAAAAATGGTATGAAGAAAACAAAGACAAATTGAACAAAGAAGAACTAAAAGACTACCATGCGGCATATTATAAAGCAAACCGCGACAAGTGGCCGCGTCGGACACGAGAGCAACAGGATCAATATAATGCGACCCGTCGTGATAAATATGCAAGCGATCTTGAATACCAAAAGCAACAGAAAGCTGCTGCAAAAGCATGGCAAGACGCGCATCCACAAAAACGAAAGGCAAATCGCATAAAAAAATTTGGAATAACGCTAGAAGAATTTAATCAGATAATGCAAAAACAGGGATCGTGTTGTGCCATATGTGGATATTCTGACCAATCAAACAAGAAGTTCTTTCCAATGGTAGATCACGATCATGTAAGTGGAAAAGTTCGCGGTTTGCTTTGCTCAAATTGCAACCAGGCCATAGGAAAATTCAAAGACGATATAACGATAATTGAATCTGCTATATCTTATTTGAGGAGGAACGGAAATGGATAAGTGGATAGTATGGTGTGGATTAAATAAGGAGCAGGATGCTCTTAAAAAACGATTAGGCGATTCGTGTGTGTCTATTCAAGGTTCTACACCCCCGGAGGAGAAGAAACTGCTCGAACGGCTTTGGAGAGAGTCCGATATACCAATCATGCTGACCAAACCAAGCGTTTTTGGATTCGGGATGAATTGGCAAGTCTGCAACAAAATGGCCTTCGTGGGCCTCTCTGACAGCTTCGAGGAGATGTATCAAGCCGTTCGCCGGTGCTGGCGCTTCGGCCAAACCGAACCCGTTGATGTTTATGTCATCACTTCCGAATCGGAAGGCGCTGTGGTAAAAAACATTGAGAAGAAAGAAAAGAAATTCCAGGAGATGTTACAAGGCATGATATCCGCGACTCAAGAGATATGCTCCGAAAATCTGAAAGCCACCAGAACGGAGCAAGATGATTACCTTCCAGAGACAAAAGAAGGCAAGAACTGGAAGATGTATCTAGGAGATTGCGTAACCGAAATGCAAAAGCTTGAAAGCGAATCGGTTCACTATTCCATATTCAGCCCACCATTCAAAAATATATTCGTATATTCGAATAGTGATAAGGATCTTGGGAACTCGCGGTCGATGGATGAGTTCAAGGAGCACATGGGATATGTGGTCCGAGAGCTTTTTAGGCTCCTCAAACCGGGCCGCTTGCTATCCTTCCATTGTGCGGATATCCCAGCTTTCAAGTACAAAGATGGCTTTGCCGGGCTCCAAGACCTCCCCGGCGCTCTGATAGAGGTATTCCAGAAGGCAGGCTTCCATTATCACAGCCGGGTAACAATCTATAAGTCTCCTGTAACCGAAATGTACAGGACAAAGACCCAGGGGTTGCTCTATAAACAACTGAAGCAAGATAGCGCAATCTCGCGACAAGGTCTGGCTGATTGTGTGGTCACTATGCGAAAGCCAGGGGATAATCTAGAGCCAATAGTCCATGCAGAAGGCTCCGAAAGTGAGATCCCCCTACCAGCCTGGCAGAAATACGCTGATCCGGTTTGGATGGATATCTTGCAGACTGATACATTAAATAACAAGTCAGTTCGCGAATACGAAGATGAAAAGCACATTTGCCCGCTTCAGCTCGGTTTAATTGACAGATGCCTTGAGCTATGGTCAAATGAAGGCGATACGGTCCTGAGTCCGTTTGCGGGCATCGGCAGTGAGGGCTACACGGCTGTCCGAAAGCATCGGAATTTCATAGGATTTGAGCTTAAGAAATCATACTTTGACCAGGCGTGTGATTACTTGAACCAGGCCAACAAAGAGGGCGATCTTCCCAGACAAGTCGATCTATTCAAGTTTGCAGATGAGCCGATAGCGGCAAAGCAACTTGATTTATCAAAGTTTGCGCAGGGGGCTTAATCATGTCTCTTTATGACACTAAACTCAAAATCAGCATTAGAAAGAATTGCAGACATCCTAATCAGAAAACATTATTCGATTTCGGTATGGTGATTTAAATGTTTAAAATCGTTATCAGTCAACAGAACCTGAAAAGCATCATAGATGCAGTTAGCCACTTGGTATCTGAGGCTAAAATGATAATCCTGGAAGATGGTATCAAAATAGATGCGGTCGATCCAGCCAATGTCGCGATGGTATTTCTCCATGCAGGGCAAGGTGCATTCGAATATTTCCATGCCGATAAATGCGAGCTTGCCCTGGATCTTGCGAAACTTGCGAGTCTAACGGCTGGCAAAGACTCCGTGAGCTTGGAGCTGGATGAGGAGACCCATAAGCTCAAGATTGTGGTGGGCCGGGCCAAGTATAAGATGTCTCTGCTTGATCCATCTGCAATCAAGAACGGCCCACGCCTGCCTCAGATGGATATGCCTGCGCATATAGCTATACCAGGGACGGATCTGCAAGAAGCAGTCAAGGCAGCCGCGAAGGTGTCTGACCATGTGATATTAGTCCAGGATGATCAGAACTTTACGATTTCCGCTAAAGGCAATATAGACGCCTTTGAGATGCCTTTCGCCTTAACCGAATCGCAAGGCGTCAAGATGGGAGAGAGCCGTGCCTTATTCTCGCTCGATTACATTGAGGACATCGCAAAAGTCGCGAGCCGCGCAGATCTCGCAACAATCGAGACTGGCATAGATTACCCAATGAGAATAACATTTAATTTAGGAGAATCCATAAATATATGTTACCTGCTTGCTCCGAGAATCGAGCAGGATTAAATATTTTACAATAATTTTTTGTAATAAAAAAGATAAATATTCGTTTTATTTTCGCCTGAGCGCATCTTTGAACCACTGTTGAAACAAATTATGATTTCTTCTATAGAACTGTTCGAAAGAACTGTCCATGATATACGTCTCTGACCAGTCACCCGGCCCACGTGTGCACCGCCCGGCTGCCTGCTGGATGGCCGTAGCGACCCGGACATCCTCATAATGCAAATCGTTTTGCAACGGCTTATCCTGCGCCTCCCTGGCCAGCATCCAGTCATCGCCCCGGAAGCCAAACGGAATTTTAGCAATTATATTAAGAGGATACTTCTCACCAGCGAGGTCCAAGCCTTCCTCACACGCTACGGCCATAAGACAGGTATCTTCGGTCTCCATCCATGCCTTGATACTTCCCTCACGATCCTTTCGCTCGACCCACTTGCAGCGAACGCCTTCGTCATATATAATATTCCCTAGATGGTCCGCAATGGGGTAGCTATGGCAATGGACTATCGTAGATCTCCTATGCTGCTTGTGAAGGGCTGCTATTTTCGCGCCCATAATCTCCATCGTCGCATCCCGGTTCGCCACATTCATCTTCCCGCATGGCGAAAAGTAAACCATCCTCCGCTCAACCTCGATGGGGTGCGGGGCGATCACCTGGGCATAGCCAGCAGGCGCGAGTAGCTGAGTGTTTGGCGTGCCGCTGGCCAGGATCACGTGCTCGACGTTCATGATCAGCTCCTGGAAGGCCTGCCTGCCAGACATCATTCTAAAAGTCCTATCCTTCGTAATGATGAATGAGTCCGGTGCCTCCTCCGCCATCCGGCGCACGCCCTGTGCCTTGGTCAGGATCCTCTCAAATCTGACCAGCTCCTTAGCGAGCTTGGTAGCTGTCACATCGTCGGATAGATCCTTGAGCTGCCGTTTTGCATGGGTGGCAAACGCCTTCTCTAAACCTATCTGCGTGGCCTCGCATGGCTCATCGTCGAGGAGCAGGCCGGCGAAGACCTTCTCCAGCTTCGTGGAGGTCTTCATGATCTCCATCTCAATCCTCCGGATCCAGGCATTAGAGGACTCTACCAAGTCATTCGTATCCACGGCGTCCGGTATTTTTATTTCAGACTGATTAATCAATTTTTCTTCTAAGCCTTGCGACTCATCAATAATGAGCAGTGGAGGCTTATGAATTGACTTATCGACCAGGATCTTATCGAGAGTCGCAGCACCCAAGTCAGCCGCCAGGAACCTGTCCTTTTGGGCCTGGTATTCGCAGTGCGGGCAGGTCTTCCGTCGCGCCCTGGTGGGGATCGGACAATCTACGGCAAGCCCACTTTTGGCCTTGCCACATGCATAATTCCCTCGCCCGAGCAACGAGACTATCCCCAGCCGCTCATCCCTCGCCAGCTGCCCCACAAGGCCCTTCTGAGGCGAGCAGTATATGGCATTCCACCCGTCGTTCTCCTCAATCAAGGCCCGGCAGAAAACCGTAAGCATCAGACTGTTATGAGTTACAGTGAAATCTCCTAACAAGAACAAATTGTCTTGATCAATTTCAAACCCAAAAAATTCGCCGTCTGGAACCGATTCTATTTTGAACCCAGACACTAATGCGTCCTTTTTTTGACATCGTTTGGTTGCGATTTTTCTTGACACTTTACACGGCACGTTCCCAAGTGCGTCTCCGGACAAATATAATCGATTGTATATACCAGAGAAATTCAATTTTTTAATAGTGCCTACTTTTTTAGATCTGCTCACGGAAATTCCTAATGATCGTGCTAAAAATTCAATATCATTTGCTAATATATCATTTTTAGCGATTATTTCATACCCAGAATTATAGTAATATCCATCGGTGTCCAACAGCCCTGCCAACAGTTCTAACCGATTTTCCACAGACGATGTTAGATAGTCGTTTGGTATGCATTTTTCTCCACATATCTCTAGAACACTTTTTAAATAATCTCTATATACATACCTTTTCCATTGATTATTTATTTTGTATGTGGGGCAATGATTTTTATCGCATCGTGTAAGACAAATTCCATGCGAATCTACATATCCATTAATGTATGCCTCGATTTCAGGTTCCGGATTACATATATTGAAATGAATTACATCGCCATCGCCCAACCACAACCCTAACAAATATGGCGGTATGTCAAGAGTGTTGTGTTGATGAAATTCTATGGCATCCGAGTGCCATAGCTTGTGTATATGTTTGAATGTTTTGCTTTGTTTTAAATACTCATCGATTGATATATTACAAATCGTTCCAACTTTTCGTGTGCCATCATTTGTTCGTTTTAATGATAATATATGGTTCCCATTGCATACAAACGAATTTCCGCCTCTTATAGGAGTTATTTTGTATAATTTGCCCCATCCAGATGATATAGATAATACTGTCCGTGGAAACGAATCGGGCCCCATAAGGACATCACCGGCAACGATATCTTGTGACATTTTCAACGATCCGTCATACATCACAACAGGAGTATCTCTTCCTATGCATTTCCCGGTTCCTGTAGGCGAATTCAGTTCGATTATCTTTTCGCCGTCGCGGGCCTTCTCCAGGAGCGCGGTGATGGTCGCGGCCTGACCTGGCCGGAAAGAGGGATATGGATTGAGCTTTTCAATTTTCTGCATGAATACCCCCCCACTGATCGGCCATCGCTGCGGCGATTCCTGGATATGTCCGGCTGCGGATCGTTCGGCGCTCTTCTGCTGGCATTCTTCCGGACACGAAATGTATCCGAGAATATCGTTTTCCTCCCGCGTCCTGATAGTATGATCCATCTTTTTTTCTGTAGAAATCCGGCTCAACGACTTCGGACGATACCAGTTTTGGTAATCCTTTCAGCCAGAGACATGTTTTTTTTGTCTCAGCGTGCCCAAACTGATATGGCTCTATGATCTGGTCGGGCTTCCGATATTCCCTGCTCATGATTCCCACCGGATTCTCGATGGCAATTTTTGGAATATTTGCATTGGCAAGTTTCATGAAGAAATCGATGCCGGTTCGCTGCCTACCATCGGAACGCTTAGCGGCGAACCATCTCGCGCCGCTGGACGCCAAATGCTGACAGGGAGGATGAGCTATCATGAGGTCCCATCCATCCGCCAGATGGTCGAGTACGTCTCCCTGGATATGCGGGCCGGGTCGCTCTGATGGGATGAGATCACATGATACGGCGTCGTGCCCGCGCGCAAGAAATGCGTCTCGGACCACGCCTGAAAATTCGCACGCAACAAGAACGTGCATCGGTCGCTCAGTGATCGACAACGTACTGCCCCCCGTTGGCCAGGGATCGCACCGCGTCGCTTAGCGATGCTCCGGTTATGCCGCGCTTCCTCATCGCTTCTTTTTCCTTTTCGAGAATGGCCTTCGCATTCTCATCTACATTGATTTGCATACGAAATATCTACCACAATAGTATTTAGATCTATCTAGGAAAAGTATTTATACTATAGCGTTGTATGGTGTCTTGTCAACTGGCGCGGCCCGGTCCGGGCCGAATAAGGCCGAAGACGAAAAAAGAAAGGACGTGAAAGAAAATGACAGTATTCGACGAAATGGAAAAGGACGCAGAGGCAACAGGCTTCTGGAAACCCGTAATTGGCATGATGAATAAGATAAGGATCATCACCGACCCGGTAAAGGGCCAAACCGCATTCAAAACCGGCGAGCAGAGGGACCAATATCAGTTCTTGGTCGCAACTGCAGAGAACCCCAAGCAACCTGTCCTTTGGGGCGTCATGGCAAAGGGAGCCCTGCAACAGATCGTAGCCATCGTAAAGGCCAACAAGCTGCCCTCTCTGATAGGGGCAACGCTCCAGGTCATGGTCACAGGCGAAGGCATGAATCGCAAATATGTGATCTTGCCAGTCGAGCTGCCAACCCCCCAGAGCCAGGCACAGATCGCGCTGGAGTTCCCCTTGGCCATGCTCCAGAAAGAGTTTCCCAAGTTGTACGGTGCCGGCACAATCCCGGCTGCCTGAAATGCCTCTGATCTCTTGTGCGTGGCTTGGGATCTTAACCGAAGCCGCGTCAATGGGAAAAGAGGCTTTCATCTGTACGTATGACAATGGACAGGGCAACGGCTTGTGTGCCGTGCGCTGGAGATGCAATGCCTGCCCATGTGCCGATGAGATCATAGCTTAAATCTAGCCGCCTGGAGTTATTTAGGAGGAGAAAATGAGAGACAAACGATTAATAGTCACGAACTTGCTCTCTGGCAAGAAGTTTATCGGAGCGATATCATACGGCAAAAAGCATGCCGACCGAATCGTAAAACATAGAAATGCACCTGGCGCTGCTTATCATTACCAAGTACAATAACTGGCCGCATGGATTCTTCCCTGGTCCGACTCCAGGGAGCGGCCTTTGGCCAGGGCGGAGGCTTTGCCCCTTCTTCGACCTGGCCAATCACCCCCATTGGCTTTATAGCTCAATTAGCCGTGTGTCGGCAGGTAATAAAAAAGGACCGCGCGCATTGATGCGCATCTCCTGGTATCTCGATTGTGTGAAAAAGTCGAGGCGGTGATTCGACACATTTCATTTTATCCATTCCGAATTAACAATTGTTATTCAGACAAACCAAAAAAATAGCGCGATATCTCATCGACTCGCCCTGCCGACCATGATTCCGAGTGCTAGCCACTTCTGCTGATCGTTGGTCGATCCCTCCAGGAGGATGAGCAGCATTTCTTCCGCGGTCATGCCGGCTACTTTTTCATAATGTCTCTCAACATCCTCCCAATCACGGGGAGGCAGCGAAAATGCATCTCTGGCGGTCATTCACGCCTCGCTCCCGCAACACTGAATTATCTGCCAGCTCGAACCGTTGGTGAAGGTCACCAGCCCGTTCTTGGAGACATTGTAGCCATATCCAGGACCTAAGAGATAAGTGGCCTCTGCGGATGTCAGGTTAACCAAATCAGGCAGCACCTCAAGCGTATGCATCCCTTGGCCGGTGGCATTGCCCCGCACCTCTAGACAAACTGCATCCCCGATCGGAAGCAGACATGCTAACGATATGATCCCGATGCATATCGCCAAAAATCCGAACCACAAATAGATAGGATCAAGTCTCATAGTATCTCCTCCAGCTCCGTCAAGATCTGATCAAGCCGCGCCATGAGCGCATAGCCCAACGGTGTCACCTTCCAGACTCGCCCCATTCGCACGATTGCCTTAATTTTCGTCAGTCGATCAATATATTGGCTCGCCGCCCGAAAATTCAGATTCAAGCCATACGTGATTTCAGTTTTCGTGCATGGCTGGCAATGCAAAAGCTGCAGGATCTCCAAAAATATGCGCTCACGAGAGCGCCGCTGCCTGGGAGGCATTTAGAATATCCTCCTCAGATTCGGCACGCGATAGCATACATCTGGGATCTCTAGCAGTCGATCATTGATCTCCTGCTGTCTGTGGTGATGCTTGACCGACCAGGCGTCTTGCAGAGCCTGGCGGCGAGCCCGCTTGGTCTCGCGACCGGATGACATCTTAGGCCCTCCACTCTGCTTTTAAAGCAGCATCCGCCGCCTGAATCTGCGTTAGGATCTCTGGCAGGCTCGCGCCGGCGCAAGAGATCTCCCAGCCATATGAGTCTTTCTGCCCTTTTACGAGCTTGATTTTTAGGGTCTCTGCGTTGCGGTGAACATGCTCTACCGTCTTCGATTCATTCACTACGATTTCAGTCATTTTACTCCTCCATTGGGGTTATAGTGACGACATTTGACCAGGGGATGAAGACATTCCCTGCAACCAATACGCCATGATCCAGCCATTTTAGCAATCGGCATTCGACCGGCTGACCATCTATCTGCAATATGCTCCCGTAATGTATCGCCGTCCTGGGGACAATCCTACAGATTTTCCCCTCAAAAAATTTTGCCTCTTCAGATGGCATTATCGCACCATTCCGAGCTCGATATGAGCCTCCAGGATCTCTTGCGTCCGGAACACACGCACCCGCCCCGGCTGCATGTCCATGAGGTGCGCCACGGCGGCTTCCCGCTGCTCTCTGGTCATCCGTCTATACGCCTGCATCCTCGCGATACAAGCTTTTTCGTTCGCGGCCCACCTGGCCTTCCAATCGGCTATCGTTGCCATGCGCTCGTATTAGCACTTCTAAGTACTAATACTTTTCTATCGCGATAGCTATCGCTACCAGTAGAAGCAATTCTAAAAGTTGGCCGGTTTATACGAAAAGTATATATACAGGTGACGCCTTATAGGGTAATAGTGAAATGTGAGGTTGAGGAAAATGTACAAAATAACAGATGGAAATGAGGTACAGAAAATAGAGAACTGGGATACTATGATTGCCACCCCGATACCGGCCACTATATCAGTCGAGGAGGTGGCCTAGATGGCCGCCTGCATCGTAGATATACCCGATGACCTCCTGGTATATCTTCAGAACCACGCAACAGACCGAGGCGTGCCCGTGTCTGTCGTGTTGGAAGAAATGATCACCGAAGATCTCCAGCTATCCCATGAATGTGGGATTGCCATCCAGGAGGCAGGGGTCGATGTGACGGACTCGGAAGAACCAGTCCTAGATGCAATGAGGATGGTCCTATCGGGTCTGCGCTACCAAAAATCGGTAGCAGATGCACTGAAAAAGGATGCATTCTCGTTGCACACTCTGAGAAAAATAGATGCTCTCCGAGGAAACAGAAGTCGCGACGGGTTCTTATGCGATCTGTTGGGGGTGGCCTGATGCCCGCCGCCTTCCCCGCTCATGTCAGCCTCGATAAGGCTACCTGGGAGTGGCACCGGCGCAATCCTGGCAAGCTCAGCAAGCTCGCGCGCGAGCGAGTCGCGCAGGAGATCGAGCGCGAAAAAAGAAGATCATAACACTTTTTTTTGAAATTTATTTAATCCATATATCGCGAGTCGGGATCTGATCACTCGCGATTTTGTATCCCTGATCATAGCCCATTATCCGGACGTCTGTAGGGATCACAACCCCGCCCAGGGCGGGCACGCCTGAGGCAAAGATCGTTGTCTCGACGAAAGCATATCGTCCGGCTCCGTCCGGCACAGCGAGCCACATGTGAGACTCGCTGCTGCTGTTTTTTGGCACCAACCGGGCGATAGCTATCGACTCGTAGCCGTGCTTGGCAAGGACATCGCGTGTGATGGCGCAACTGTCTTGGCAATCAAAAACTCCCTCTTGATATGCCTTATCGTAGCTGTCGTTCCCTAAGATTTCCTTCAGATTCCCGACAAGAGTCATATTCTCCGTGGGCCGTAGGTCATGGACATACTGCATCTCAAGGGCCGATGCAGGCAGGACAACCAACAACAACGCTACGAAAATGAGCTTCATATCCAGAATCTATCACGATATGTAGCTGATATAGTTGCCGCTCCAGCGGAGGCTTCTATCGCAACTTTTCGGGCCACTCCGCCTAATGGCAGCACCGGCAGCTCGCTCTCTGGAATCTGCCGCTCCTGGTCTATCCTCAGGTTGTCGACTGTCATCGAGGCGTTGACCGTCGCCCCGGCCAAGTTCGTCTTCGACATGGCTGCCATGAGCCCGCTGGTATCGTTTCCACTGGCGGGCGCGATGTCGCCAAGCAGCGCGAGCACTTCAGGCGTCGACCACAGGAGATCCATCATCGTGTAGCAATATGTCGTACATGTGCTACCAGATGTTGAAAGCGTCACTGTGATGTCATTTCCCACCACGGCTACTGATAGAGGGGTAGTTGTTCCGGGCTTGACGTATGTCATTGTGACGCTATTTCCGCTGGTACCGCTTTTTGCAGCCGTGTAGACGACATCATTGTTTGAGCCTGTGACGGCCGTCGTCAGCGTCGCATAGTCGCTAGACTGCGATTTGAATCTGACATAGACCTCTGACCGGCCTTTTGTGCCGGGGATGATCCACTCATTTTCAGCAGTCAGCTCCGTGCCTTCGTAATCCGTCTCCCAGTTCAGCCCGTCGAAACTGTGCTGCAGCACCGGCGTCCCGGCTGAGATCACAATGTCCGCGGAGATCACTAGATTCTTCGACAGGGGCCACGGCCCCTTCAGAAGATAGTAGAAATCACACTCGTTACCGACAGTGATCTTACCAGACCCATGAGAGCATCCGTTGTTAGTGACGTCTTGTGTCCATCTGGTATCGGTAGCGTAATCATCCTCATAGACCTGAGTGATCTTGCCCTTGTAGTCCATGTCTAACTCCTCATCCGAGAGGAGTAGGTCTGCTATGTCCACTGAATCGAGCAGCACGTCCGACGCATCATAGACTGCATATACCAGATCCGTGAGGTGAGATCCACTTGAGTATGCGCCGTCCACGCTCAGAGCATCAAGTGGAGCCGCAACAGATCCTGCTGGCGTTATGCTGGTCTTGGCGTTCAGGGCAGGCGTGATTCCGGTCTCCGAGGAGTCATCGAAAAGATATGGCGATTCGCATAGCACCTCTACTTGAGCCGCCCAATATCCTGATATCTGCTGATTCTTGCTACTCTCCGCCGCACCCGCTACGGCCAACCGGGCAAAGCGATCATCCGTAAACGGATAAAAGGTGTCACCTGGCACCACTGCATTGAAAGCCGCGATCAGATCATCCAGGCTATCCTCCGGCGTGGCTCCGAATTTTTGCAGTACAAACTCCCAGCCGCGGGGCTGGCGGCCATCATGATAGATGTAGCTCCGGTCCGCGCCAGGCACCAGCGCAGATGCCGTCTTTACGTCGCCACCAGTCGGCTTCCAGCTCGATTTGAGCACGTCGGCCCCGATGCTTGTCGATCCTAGCTTCATATTCGTCTCCTCGCGTAGATTCTTGAACTAATTGAGCAAGTGCATGCCGGCGGGGTGACATCCCAATAGCCGCGGAATCTGCAATGCACCCGCACGTAATTGTTGCCCCCCCACGTCGCAAATTGGGTCAGATCTATGCCCTCGACTGTTTCCCCCAATTGATACCATTGGGTTCCGGAATTTGGCACCACGTAGCTATCAATCCCGGAAGTGCTGGTATGGACGCACACCCAGAAGGTGCATATAGGCGTTCGGGCCACGGCAGTCGTCGGGGCCTTGATTCCTACATCGATCAACCAAACAGGTAGATCCTCTGACTCATAGGCAGGCAGGGCATAGGCCCCGGAAGTCGTGTACGGCGTATCCGCTGTATCGAGGTCTCCGATAGTGATATTCCCGCTGTTGTTGGCGTTGTCGGTAAGCTCATACAGACTCTGCGCTAAATATGCGTTGCTGATATCTCTTTTTGCTCGGATTGCATCGATAATGTCATATTCTCGACCTCCCAGACTGATCACCGCGGACTTACCGTTTTTTTGCTGTATCTTATGTACTGCCTTGCTTTGCAACAGCTCATCATCCAGGTGAAGGTCTACCAGATTTCCGGGTTGCAGGTAATCGTGGTTCTTGCTCGCTATCTGGATGAGATCACCTTTTTGCAGAGAATCCCACTTGGCTTTTGCGAGGCTGAATAATGAACCATAAGGATCATTGAAACCGCCATCAAACGGCTCGTTGGCTTCAAAAAATGCCCCCCCCGGCGCGAGATTTACGACGCTATGCACCTGTCGCACATGCACGCCGCCGTTCCCAAGTCCGATGAGAGCATCCGGCTCTATTTCGGATGAAGTAGAGAATTCTATTTTTTCGCAATCGGCTTCCAGAATATCGAAAACGCCGTCATCCTCAAAATCTTCAAGCACATCCATATAACAGTGGCCATCATTGCCATATCGCCAGCGCACGTTTTGCTCATGCACTTCTGCTATTCCGAGAAGAAGATCGCCTATCAAATCCTCGTGACCGACCCGGAAAGGAGCATCGAGGTAGGTATCATATTCATCGAGTTGCCCTAGCCGAACCTTTGTATCTCTCCAATTATCTGCGAAAAATTCATTGTTAAGTTCGCCTAAGTACAATCCAGCCGTTTCATAGATCTTGACGAATAAATCTGCTGTATCTCGATAGCATGAGATCACAGAGGCGGATTGTAGATCTGCATATGTGGCTTGCTCCGCTAATAGAGAGCCATTGAGGTAAATGGGCGCAGTGCCTATCCTGCTATTGGTTCCGCCGCCAGGCAAGCGGTAGATGTACCGCGCGAAATCGAAAAGTACCCAGGGGCCGCGAGCCACCAGGCCGGACGGCTCGCCGCCGTAGGGATACGGTCGATAGCCCTTCGTGAAGTAGCCCCGGCCGGGTGGAATCCTAGAGTTCGCGTACCAAATGAGGCCGATCGGACCCTTCTGCCGCCAGCGATCATATCCCTGACCAGGAGCATCCGAAGAAAATATGTGTTGAAGCCGGGTAAATGGCGTGCCTGCCACGGCTGCCATGTAGCCATAATTGCCGGTGTGGCATTGCCAGAGCAACGCTTCGACTCCTCGGACCTCGACGTTCTGTTTTGCGCCTGAGATACCGGGCCGGCGGCTGATGTATCCTAGGAACCTGTTTTGGCCGTCTTCTTCGGCCCGGACCCAAGACTTTTTGAGCGCGGGGGTGCTCCGTGGGATGACGATCTTGCCTTCTGATGGTCGGGCCGCATCCAGCACCCTTGTCAATTCCCAATCTACCGCATCGACGTAGTATTCCTGGCCGCCCGGTGTGGTAATGTACCAGTCCATCTCAGATATCCTCCGCCCTGTTCATTGTATAGCCAACTTCTTTACATATTTCATTTTTCAGCCAATCACCCTGCTCCTGAAGAGTACTCTGCAGCTCTTCTTTTGTGGTCCCTATATTGGCAATATTGACTGTCTGATTGATGTTGACTACTACCTGAGATCCGGCGTTGCCTCCGAACCGGGCCATGGCCTGATCGATTCCACCAATCCATTCGCCGCCAGGCCGGTCTCCGACGATTGCCAAGGTAGGCTCCGGCACAAATACATCCCCTGCACCGAACGCAGGGAGCCAATATTCGCCGCCGCTATAGCCTCCAGTACCGGGAGAATATGCACCGGTATATCCAGAATAATCGCCACTGTAGGGATTATATACACTGCTTCCGCCGCCTACTTCTTGCACATAGACGATTTTGGTCACTGGGGCAGATGCCGCGGCATCAATCGCCGCGATAGCAGACATAGCAGCGTTATCGTCGACCGCAACAGGTATGGTCTGCTCTTCTTTTGCGCTCTCCTGGAAAGTCGCTAGCTGTGCATCGGCCTCGGAGGTGTCGAGCGTGGCCGGCATGGTGATGCTTTCTGCCTTGGCCTCATAATCTGCTTTCCACTGGGAGCTTGATCCTAGCTCAACTACATCCGGATGATATGCCCCTCGTGCGGCTTCTTCCTCCAGGAATCCTGCATACCCGGCATCAGATCCAATGTAGCTCGATAGGCCCATGCCCATACTAGCCCAATTTTGTTCTTGTGCAACGCCAAAATCTGACATTGCCTCGCACATATCAGAGGTATTCTCAGCAGTCTTGCTGAGAAGGTCATTGCTTTTGCTGATCGCCTCAGTAACCTGACTTGTAGTACTATCCAGCTTGCCGCCCATCGCGGTGTAGACCTCATCCCACTTGGCTGAATTGCCCATCAAGGCCTCGTTCAAGGTCCACGTAAAGTCTTTGTTCCTCTGGTCGAGTCCCGCATAGTCATCTATCAGGACTTTGTAGAGCTCGTAGAACTGACTGTACATCTCCGAACTTTCGGTGGGAGACTGCCCACGAGTAGACAACTCTCCCAGGGCGTCCCTTAGCTCTTCCCTGGCATATTCAGTATATCTATCGACATTCGATATACCCAATTCATTGAGCTTGATGCTCAATGCAGTGCCTGATAAGCTGGTGACGGCATCCAGCACTTGCGTATAAAGTAGCCTGGTGTCGGCCTCTACCTGAATGGTGATTGGGTTCTGCTCTCCATAGAGCTGTAACCGCTCTACGGCCGCTTTGAGTTCGGCTTGTGCTGCCGCATCGTCCGGATCGAGTAGCACCTTCGCTTTGGCAGCGTCTACTGACTCTATCGCGTCTTTGAGGGCTTGCAGGTAGGCAGTGGCATTGTCTGCTCCCTGCCGGCGGGCTTCAGCCGGATCGTAGAGCTTCAGCTTGCGAATAGCCTCCAGCCGCGAGTCAATGGTCGCCACGTCTGGCACCATGCTCTCCGCGAACGCCGTGCTGATCTCATCCCCCGCGCCGGATATCTCTGACTTCAAATTCTCGGAGAAATCGAGGTAATAGTCTTTGGCGACTTCTACCGTCTGCTCCTGGGAGATCCGCCATTGAGCCGCGGCAAGTGGCTTGTTCGCCAGATCCAGTGCCGTGCCCCGGTCAGTCGACAGGCCCGCATCTGCGAGCATGTCCTGCACCAGATCGGCACGAGGCGTCGTATCATAATTGTCTGTAGTGCGACTGATGCCTGTATCGGCTCCATTGATACGCAGAGTGTACTTGCTGCCCTGAGCTGATACATCGTGATGGATCCCGACCTCTACGCCAGCCACGGTGGCGGTCTTTGTCCAGACATTCTCTTCCCAGTCGTTATCACTCGATTTGACCTTCATTCCGGCATATGCAGATAAGGCATATCCGGATTGAATGCCCTGGCTCTGCCATTGTTCGACGTTGGACCAGAACGCCTCGTTGAATCCGTCTGCAGCGGCACTAGATACAGCAGATTCGACCGTCTCTGTGATCGCAGGTGCGGCGTCTTCTGCCCCTTTCTCCATGCCTTCTTTGGTCCCCTTTTCAGTGGACCATCCGAGCTTTTCGGCGGCATTGTCCCAGACATCGCCAAAAAAACTGTTGACGCTACCAGCGGCATCGGATATTCCGCCCAGGCCGGCCTTATCCAAGAGAGTGCCAATAGCTGTACCTGCTCCAGATATGGCAGTTGGAATGGCTTCCGTGAGCCCGGATACGATGTCATCCCATACCTGAGAGACTGTATCGCCAAGCGAAGAGAACGTACCGCTGAGGCCCTCCACATAGCCGGAGAGAGCCTGGAATGTGGAAGAGCTTGTCACTACTTCTTGCAATTCCTCCACAAAAGCAGAGACAAAGGCTTTCCCGGTCTTAAATGCAGAATTGATCGCAGATGAGGCACTTACCAGGCCGCCAAGTGTCATGCCTCCGAGCGTACCGACGACAGACGCCAGTCCGGATACGGCCGTAGTCGCAGGACTGATAGCCGCGGTGAACGGTTCCCAAAGATTCTCTCCTATAGTTCTTATTGAGTTAAGACTTCCAGTTACGGCGGTAATAACGGGTGTGATCGCAGAGTTAATCGGCCCGCCCATATCCGTCAGAATCGCGCCAACAGAGTTTTTCAGGATCTGGAATGCGCTCTCCGCATTATCAGCACCTGCCTCAAAGCTTGCCCCTATCGATTCGCCCTTTTGGCCTGCGACTACCGTATCATCTATTGCCTGGCCCCATTCTTCGGTATGGCCCACCATTTTAGTGAGCGTGTCCATGCCATAGGACCCGCCAAGGGCCTTGGCCGTACTAAGTAGCTGATCGGCGGGCAACCCTTCCAGTGCGGACCCGATCCGGAGGAGCGTATCGCTCGGATCGGTAGACATGGCTGCCATGAAGTCCTCGGTCGACACTCCGAGAAGTTCAGCGGCAGCAGATTGTGAATCGGTATTGGTAGTGAGCTGAGTTAACAGGCTATCAAAGCTACCGGCAGCCCTTTCAGCTGAGGGAAATACCGATGCCAGCATGCCACCCCATCCGGCGATCTCATAGGCATTGCCGCCTAACGCGGAAAGAGAACCAGCTGTCCTGGTCGAGAAATCGAGGACATCCTTTTCGGTGGCATTGAAGTTATTGCCAACGTAATCGATAGCAGAGCCCATTTGCTTGGCGAACTCTGTAGAATCAGTGACGCCGTCAGGCAGGCTCTTGAGCTGGGCCTTGATCTTGCCCATTGCGACCGCTGCCTCTTCGGCAGGCATGTCGAAGGCGGATCCCATTTGGAGGGCGACCTCCGTGAACCCGGCAATGCTGCTCTTCTCGATTCCGAGCGAGCCCGCGGCAGCCGCTACGCTCTGAATCTCGGATACCGTTGTAGGCATCGTCGAATAGAGATCTTTCAGCTCTGAGTTGAGGGCTGAAAAGTCGTCAGTGCCCTTTTGGATGCCGGTTGTCTTGCTGATCTGAGACATCCCAGCTTCCCATTCCATCGCAGACCGGGATGCCGCGGAGCCAACCATCACCGCGCCGGCGACAGCTGCCGTGGCTACTATCCCTGTCGGCCCGAGTGCAGTAGCTATCGATGACGCCGCACCGCCCAAGCTGCCCAATGGTGCCGTGATGCCAGAAACCAGATCGGAGCCAATCGTAGAACCAACGCTCTTCCAGTTTCCGCCCGAAGTGGCCTTTCCGATACCGCTTTTGAATTGCCCCTCGATACCGGATACGGCTGACGTGGCCTGACTCTTTGCCTGGTTGAGGGCGGATGTGAGGCCCGATATATCGCCGTCTATGATTGCAGTAATTCTTCCAGCTTCGGTCATGTAATGGCTCCGCTAATCGAAATCTATTATTCAAAAATGTTAGTTTATAATCTGTACAAAAAAATTATTGCCAGGCATTATACCTGGCGATATAATCTTCTGATGTCTGCTCGGGTTCCTGCTCCGATGGTTGCCGGTAGAACTCTTGCCAGGGAGGCAGGCCATCCGTGTACCATTTTGCCACGGCGGCAGCAGCACAATAGCCACCGAACGCCGCCATCTCTCTCTCCCAGGCCCGTTGCTTGCGATGGTGGGCTACAAGTGCGTTCAGCTCGTTAACGGTGAGCAAAAAAAAGACATCCGGAAGAAGCCCTAGCTCGATGTAGGCGAGCTGGTAGGCGCGGTCCCAGAAATCTTCTTCAGCCGCTCGATCTTCGTCTGGTCGTCGGCCAGTTCCATCCGGGCCACTTCCATCTTGGCTTCCTGTTTTTCCTTGTTGATCCGCTTGACCTCGATTTCCCTGGCAAGATTGCCCTCCCATTCCGAGAGAGAAGAAGGGTCGTTGGCTACCAGATAGGCCCTGTATATTGCCTGCTGTAGGGCCTCCAGTGACCCGCCGCGGCTCAGATAGCCATCGATGGCTATAGCTGCCTCGGAGGGTCCGTCCTTGCCATCCAACGCAGATATATCACATGCAGCGCCAACGGCAGCCTCCAGGATGTCAGAAAGTCGCAGGTAGTTTGCCAACAGGAAACCTGCATGCGTGGGCATGTTGGCAATTGAGCGGCCCTTATCGTCCTTGATGTCCATCCTCTTCAGGATCTCGCGGGACCTCTTCTCAAATGTCTTGACCGCCCCGAATGTCCATCGCAATTCTCTGCTCTCATCCATGTCCAAGATTATTGCTTCGTTCGTCATATTATTATTTCTCCTATTATTCTGGAAACAAACTATCTGGTTTGACTATCACGATCTTACCATCAGGATATACGACTTCTGTGCGTTCCCTGCCCAACCAATCTCGCGTGCATTGCACTGTCCGATCTGGATGGAGTTTACAATATTTCCGAATCTCTTCGGTACGATTGATTATCATGTTTATCTACATCCGGTTGAAAAAATAAATAATTATCGGTGGGCTACTCTATGTATAGCTCTCCAGATCCCTTTACGGTAATGGTTTGCTTTTGGGCTTCGTTCGGATTGGCGAGCAGATTTTCCATGCTCATGATTGTGCCCCACCCGATCGCGAATGCAGTGGATGTAGATAGTTTGCTGTAGAACTTCCACAGATATTTTGCTGTCATCGTCTCGATCGGGATATCCCCGCCGTAGAAGAAATGCCCGGCAGACATCTCCCAGGACCGCGATCCCGCCAGGGAACTGCCCCATCCGCTGTCGTCGACGCTTGTAGTATCGATTTCCTTTCCGTCGATCTTTAGCTTTCCATCGAACAGTCCAAAAACTTTCTGGAACGCCAACAGCGAGCGCCGTGTGCCAGTCGCAGTGATTGCACTTCCTTCCTGCGAAGTTTCAAACGTCACACTGCCTTGCAATCTGTCGACAGTGAACCCGCTTGCCACTGGCGCGGCGTCGACCAGGATACTCAAGGTCTCATCCTCATCCCAATATCGACTTCCAGCGGCTGCCTGATAGGTGAGATGGTCGCCAGAATCGGACAGAGACAATGCAGTGAAGGCCACGCCATCGGCTGCCGTCTTTTCGCTCATCGCTCCTGTGACACCTGCCCCGGTGCTGCCTGGCGGAAGGCGGGCCTCAAAGAGTGCGAATGCGTCGACGTTGGCATTCACAGCCGCCACGATTGCCGCGGCAGTGCTGGTAGCGGAGCCGTCCGTATTAGCGCTGGTCACTGTGAGCTTCGGGCCGACTACGGCCACTGACAGCGGCGCGGTGACGCCACCGACTACTATCTCAACTTTGTTGGTGGTCCCGTTTTTTGACACAAAACATATGTCACGATTAGAACCGAGAGCGGTAGTAACCACGTACTCCTCCGGCTCATCCCGAAAAAGAGCGGCGGATAGGCCGCTCACGGCTGAGGTCATGAGTCAGCCTCAGGGTATTGCAGCCAGAGCGCCGCGGCCCTTGATGGTCCAATCGCCTTTCTGCTGAGTGTTGATCCCTGCCAGGGTCAAATTCCCACTTGACACCCAACAAGCGCCCTCCCAGCCTTCCGGTGAAGATGTGGCCGTACCGCTCTGGAGGATGTAGGCATAGAGATCAGATCCGCCAATCAGAGCCGCGATGATCAGAGCATAACAGGCATCCGTCATGATGAGGTTAGAGCTTGCAGACAGCTCCCATTTCCGCGCGCCTGCGATTGAGCTGCCCCATCCGTCGTCGTCGCAATTGCTAGTGTCGATCTCATTTCCGTCGATTTTTAGCTTGAGATCAGAGAGTTCTCCGAGCTTTACCATGCTTGCCGGCGTGTCTGCAGTATATATCCACAGAGAGCCGGTCATGCCGCTAACTGCATCAGTCATTTTTTCATACCTCACGATTTGTAGTGATGATAATCATTTATTTTCCAAGCGATGAAACTATATCGCTCTAATTTTTAGGGTCTTAAAACGTTTTTAAAAGGCCATCTTATAATAATGTGTGAAAACTGCTATTAGAAAAAATTATAAGCAAATAAAATAATCGTCTAAGCGCCTTTCACTATCTCAAAATTCTGGTAGAATATCGTGCGGTTCCTGCCATCGACTTCCAGCTTGCATGGCACGCCACGAGCCTTGATGAGGAGATACTTATGGGCCGAAAGAGTCACGTCGTGCTGAGCATGTAACGCGGCATCGATGGCCTCAGCTTTGCTTTGAGCCGCGCTATAAGTTGCCGCCCGGACCTCTACATGGAGATCTGGATACTGCAGGTCGCAAAATGTCTCCTTGCTTCTCCCAGGTCGAGCATGGAGTGCTATGCAGGCATCCGGGCTATCCGGCATCTCGCCAATATATATTGTCCTGGTCGAACTGGTGCCAGGGTAGACGCCCACGCCAGCGGTATTAAGCTGTACGGCGATATCTTCCAAAACGCTCATCGCAGCCTCATTTTTTCGATCATAGTCTCTATCTCGTCGAGTTTTTTCAAGTGTCTATTATGATATATATCGAGCCACAAATAAAACACAAAGAGCAAAGTTGCCATAATCAAGCAAAAGTTAAACGCGCAGACACCATACAAAAAATATACTGAATGTTCATCTATGACTATCTCCATTTATGCAGGGCCTGTTTTCCAGGATAGTCTTAGTTTCTTTCTGCAAGTCCAAGATAACTTTAGCTTGCAGATCATGTTTTTCCAGCCGACTACAGAAAATATCTGCCGTCTGCTTCTGATATTCTCCTACTTTCTCTACTATCTTATCAAGTTTTTCTATGATCAGGGCGTTGTTCTTTGTGTTCTGCTCCATTATATTTTTGAGCATATAAAAAAAACCAGATAACAACGCCAGCACTACCACGGCCAACAGTATAAGATTGAAATCGCCATTGGCTGACCTGATAAGCTCAGCTTCGCCGGGCATAGCGTGCCTCCCATTCTCCGGCGCTCAGTGGCCAAGGCACCAGGAATGGCCAAATTGCTATGGCCGTCATGCTTTCTTCCCGGTGAAAACGCCGATCAAGAACGTTAGCACGTTCGATATCAGGGCAATATCCTTCGACCCTACAAAAACAGCCACTAAAAAGCCGATAAGGGCCAACAATATCAGTGAATACAGTCGAAATCCCTTTGTATGGAACTTCCCGATCGCAGGGAGCTCCACGTCCATCTCGCCCTCCGCCATCTGGAGGGCCATCTCATCATCGGCCATCGAGCCTCACAAAGTAGATGTATTGAATGGTGTTACGTTGCCCCTGCCCATGTTTGCCAATGCTCGCTCCGGATCGATGCCATAGCGGGCCATGTACTCACGCTTGCTGAGAGCAGGACCGCCGCCGCCAGGCCGATAGGCTTTCTTTCCGAGATCATTCTGCATACCAGCCGGGATCCGGATTGCCTCATCATTTAGCATGGCGACACACATAGTATCTGCCACAGATGGTATCCATGCATCCAGGGCAGCGTCATCCTCCGGCACGGGCTCTGGCAACACGAGCACCCGACTGCAGAGCGGACAAGATATGAGCGCCTTGCCTCCAGTGGCTGCCTTGTGGCGCACGGCGAGCTTGATTTCCCTCTCCGCAATGGAGATATCCTCTTCGCAGACCGGACAAATTAATTTAAGATCCGGCACACTTCCCGCCTCCGATTATCGCCGTGCCGTTCTGGATGGCAATGGGATTAGCGAAAGTCACATCTTCCAGCCAGGCCGGTACGCTGAAAATGGTTTGCAGCGCCCCATCAGAGTCCATGAAAACTACGTCCTCCGAGGGCTCGATTTCTTCGGCCATAGCAACGCCTACAAGAAAAAGCATTGCGGCCAACAGTATAATTTTTTCCATGTTTTTAATCACCTTTTGCGAATTATTATACGTCGTGCAATGGTCTCAGGATGCATCATAGCTTTCTGTCTTGCTATGCGAATCTCCAGCCATTCCAGAGTAGCGAGATCCAGTCCTTGAACTATCTCGCTCAAAAAAGTTAGGTCCGCACTCATCCCAACACTCCTTTTACGGCAGCTGCTACGTCTTTGTGATACTGATCTTCATTATCGAGAAGCGGCTGCCTCAAATAATTGGGGCCCGTGCCGGCGTGGCTGGGAGTGTAGCCCTCAGACTCGTGCAACCAGGCCGCTTGAGGCGTATTGAAGCTGATCTCCGCGCCCTTCTCAAGTTCGGTTACAGTCGCAGAATTTCTGGTCTGGGAAGAGTCGACCGGGCACAAGTCAACAGCCTCGCCTTTCACCGTTTCAGCCGTCATCTGAGCGACCTCGTGGGCGGCTTGTTGAGCGGCTGCTATCAGCCTGTCCCCATGCCATTCGACTTTTGGCGTATAGATCCCTCATGCTTGATTTTTGCTCAGATTTACGACTCTCAGGGACATCCCGAAATAGCCAGTTGTCGTGGCGACATCCAGCACCGGCCAGGTTGTGCCGCCTCTGGTTAGGGCATCGTTTTCTTGCACTGTTGCATCTTCAGTCAGACAAAAAGCATCACAGAGCACGTCCTCGCGCCCTTCCCGATGGACGACGCGTTTTTGATCGAACCAAATAACCGATATGCTGCTATCGGTATAAGTCGGATCGCCGTACTGGTCGATGCTGGAGCGATGCCTGAGCGCCACGATCTCGCCTAGGCCGGGCGGAAGGATGCTCATCTCGTAGCAGCTCCTAGATATTTTCTGAGATACCGCTTTGCAGCGGCGCTCTGCAATCCCTGACCGCCAGCCCCGGAGACGAACGAATAAGAAAGCTTACCGCCAATAGACATCGAGGAAACGCCCTGCTCCTGGAGGTCCTTGAGCCCTCCAGACGTGCCGACTTGGTAGAGGGCTATGGCCTCTTCCATGCACGCCCTCTTAACCATATCGGGCACTTCGGGGATGAGGTCGTAATCGATGCCATTCCCGACGCCCGCACCATCGATCAGCCGTGGGAACTCAAGGGTCTGGACGGCTACACCATTGCTGCTTGTCATATCCCATTTCTGCCCGCGGAGTGAGAGGGCATCGATGCGCCGGGTGGCCTCTTGACAGTACCAGGCCTGAGAGGCAGCCGCCAGAGCCTTGAGTGCCACGGCTGCCGTCCTGGGATCGGAGCCAATCATAGTCTCCAGCTCCGCGTCAGTCTCGATGTAGCTATCGTCAAAAGTGGTATCTGTCATTTTGTCATCCTCAGTACATCTCAGGCGGCACCTGCTCCCCGGCCTTGCAATAGTCGCACCGGCCATCGGTCACGACACCGATCTTACCAGGCCCGCGGTAAATGCCGGCCATGAACTCCTCTGTAGTCTTACCACTTGCTGCTATGGCATCTAGCCATTCTTGCATCGTCCATAAGATATAATACGTCTCATTGATCCATGTATAAGCTCCAATTGGTAAATGCAGACATAATAGAAGTCCGCTTGATAGTTTGAGCTTCATAAAGTCCCTATTTTCTTCATAAGGCCCGATAGGCGTAGATGTCATAAATTCACACACTCCTAAACAATTGTCACTGCCCATATTTTGATTCCCTCTTCGTAGAAATCGTTTTCCAGATCGGCTTTTACGGCATATCCCGTTAGCGGATCGTGGCGACTTGTTCCCGCGTTCCAGGCCCAATCTGCATTGCTCACCCCTTCGGCTGGCGGTTCTGTTCCTGGCGTGCCAGTCGGTGCCGAAATCCGTAACTGGATGCCGCTTGCATACGTGTAGTTCGCCCGCGCGCCCCATGCCGATAACAGCACGTCGGTATTCTGTTGGGCTGTCCACCCCATCGAATAGATGCGAAGGTCGCGAATGGAGGTCAAATGACCGATGGAGGCGGCCATGACGCCGGTCGAATTATATAAATATACGATAACGTGGTCGGCGGACAAGTCAGATAGCGCCCCGGATACCAGAGGACTACCCACAATAGCTAGATCCGCGTTCGGTCCAGCCGCGAGTGATGACAGCGAGCCGATTATCAGGGGTGATGATACAATATGAAGATATGTATAGCCAACCCGTGGCAATTGTGCTAAATCTCCATATAAGAGCGGGTTGTTCGAGAACGCCATATAAGTCGCGTTGGGCGGAGTAAGGGACAGCGGGAACACCAGAGACGAATTGTTATGGACAGTGATGCGATAACAACCACGGAACATATTGCAATTTTTAATCGAGGTTAATGCATCCGCGTCAGCATCAATCGCAGTCACCAACCCGACAGCCACGCGCGCCGTGCATCGATATGGCCCGCCAGAGGCAGGCGTGTAGCTGAATGCGTGACTGGTGCCGGTGGTGGCGGTATTCTGCCCATCTGATGTTTGCCAGATAACAGACGATGCTTTAGACAGTGTTATGCTAGGATCGAATGTTGCGGACCCGTTGCCGGTATACATGATCTCCAGCTCCTGCATATCCCTGATCTGTCGGGCGACTGACTGCGCCTGGAATAAGAGATTCATAAGGAGCCTCTATGCCTGGACGATATGGGGAATCAGAGCAAACTTCTGACCGGATACAGGCGTCGGTGTACCAGACGGGAGCCATGCCTTCCAGTAGAGCTTTTTGCTGCCAGCCGTACACGTAAAGCTCCGGGGAAAGCCATCAACCGCCGCATAAGCCCGCGCGCATGCACCGGCTACATCGGCATCTTTCGCCAGTGACGGGAAGGTCAGGGTGGCGATGCATTTCGCTTTGTCGGCATACAAAATACCCGGAAAAGCTGCATTATCGACCTCAAACGCGGTGGGCTCGGAGTCGTAGATAGCCACGGTCAGGGCCTGAGTCCATGCGCGGTTATCTGTTTTTATGATGGCTCCAAAGAGCTGACCAGAGCCCCCATTCACGCGCGCGCAGCCATCGATTGCGTGAGTTGCAGCCGACGCCGCATTATCTGCGATAGCGTCGCCAGATGAATATGGAGTTGCATTGGCCGGCCGGGTGATTTCGCCCGTGGGCCGGGCGAAAGTGCCGATCGGCAGGGCTCCGATTGCCGCCAAGATGGAGTTGCATGCAGTGGTTACGGCATCTGTAGAAGACTTGAGGGCCGATATGAGCGCCGGAATGTAATTAGTCACTATATCATTTAGGTTGGCCATCTACTTTCCCCTCTTTTTGGGCTTTTCCTGTTCGATGATATCCTCCGGAATCTTCTCTGCGAACCCTCTCCGACAGAGGGCCTCAGCAATTTCATCCGGCTCGATCTTCATCCTCAGATTGGCAGGCAAAACCACATTCGGCCAAGGCATATGACGCTTCTTAATAACGATTTCCATTTTTGAACCACTCCAATATTATCTTCATTATTCAAAAAATATAAGAGGGCTCAAGCCCTCGTGCCATACAGGGTAATTGTGCCTACGGCGGCGGTCAGATCCCCGGTAAAATCCAGTGCAACGATCTTCCCGGTGGCGATTGTGCCCGCGGAAACCGTGCCGCTCTGGTGGGTATCAACTGTGTTTTTCAGGCTCAATGTACCGGACAGCATGTTGTCACCACTCGCCGGTGCCTCGCCCGAGTCGCATATCTTGACCATCACCGTAACCGCGTCACCTGATGAAGCGACCACGCGCGGTGTCATCACCACTGCAGTGAGCACCCAACCACCCGAAGCGGTGAATATAGCCTGATCGACTGAATTGGCGTCGTAATCGAAGCTGGCCATAGGGACAACGAGAGCGTCTATGCTGGTGTTGATTGCCGTAAGTGCGAGCGCATTGTTAGTCAGAGTAGTGTTCTGATAGGTCTGACCAAGGGCAAGATTCGCCAGGGTATTATTCTGAGCAGTCTGACCAAGAACTACATTATCTACTACAGTCTTGGACGCGAAAGTGTCATCAGTGACCTTGAGGCCGCTTGCGCCTGCTGACAGAGTGCTTCCATCCAGCTCGATCTGAAGCGCTCCTTCATCGGCCCCGGTGCCAATTTCCAGGCCCTTATCAGCCGTGTAATTTAGCTCAAGTCCGTTGCTGGTAGTCTTGAGGCCGCTGTAAGGATAGACAATCAGTGCGCCGGAATCCGCACCCAGGCCGAATCCCAAGCCGCCGTCCTCAGTCAGGTTAATGGCGATATTGTTTTCGGAGGATTCATACAGGCCCTCGCCCGTATTGATTATATCAGTGGCATCGACCAAAACGCCCGTAGCCCCGGTATCCAGGCCATCACCGGTCTTGACTCCAAGAGCGCCCAGGGTCGCCCCGGTGCCAAATTCCAGGCCATCGTTAGCAGTGAGATTGACGATTACAACGCCGCTTTCGTTCTTGAGACCATATTCAGCATCGATGATGCTCCCAGGCAGGGCTGCTAGAGTGGTATTGATCGCAGTTTCGTTGGTATAAGCAGCAATCGTTAAGGCCGATAGGGAGCTATTGATATCGGTTTCATTCGTGTAAGCTGCCAGAGTTAGCGCATCAATGCTACTGTTGATAGCGGTCTCATTGGCGTAGGCTGCCTGAGTGATATCATCATAAGTGATCGATCCGGCAACAATATTTGCCCCGCCAACTGACAGCGAGCCACCTATCTCAACATTTCCGGGATTTCTGAAGCCCTGTGAAGGCCCGAGCATCGGTAATCCGCTTGCAGCGCCCACAACCATGAAGGCCATCAAAAAGATGAGAAGTTTTCTCATGCGGCCTCAGGTAAAATGCCAGATCTGGCCATGGAATTCTTCGGCACCGATGTCTATGGACACCTGGCCATAGAGCTGGCCCTGATCGGCAGCTCCAGTCCTAGCGAGTGGCGTGTAGAAGAAGTACCCTCCGGGCCTATCAGCCTTTTCGGGCACTGGCAGGAACACGATCGATATCTTTGAGAAGTCCACAAATCCAAGAGTGAGGGCGGGCATCTGAGGAACTACCATGATCGGGAATACGCCGGCCTCGGTGGCGATGGTGTCGATCTTGCCGTTGGCGGTTCCAATATTGTTGTTAGGCCCGGCCATGATGGTTACGCCGTACAGATCGGTAAGCTTCTTAATGGCGGAATAACGCCCCACAATAGTCAGGTTATCGACTGGTGTAGGATTGGTCTCCATCATGGCGAGCATCAGAGCATCCACATCAGCTACCGCCAGCGCATCGCCGCCAGCATCAACGTCATGCGTGCTGATAGTGACTCCTGCCCCGCCTCCCTGTACGGTCCGAGAGAACATGCCGCGCATCTGGTAGGCCGTGGTATCGGCGCTCGATGTCTGGTAGAGGCCCCGAAGCATATGATACTCAATGTCCTGAGCGGCCTGCAATATGGTCATGTTCAGATTGCTCGCCAGTGGATCATTGACATCCTCAATTTCACCGGCCACAGCGATGCCAGAGAGCTTGGTGAGGTCGCTTTCTGCCCCCCATGTCGCCCCGACTCCGTACTGGAAGATCTGGCATACCTGAGTATCCTGACCCCTATCATAATTCCTGGCAGTCGGTACGGTGAGAGAATCGTTTTCAGTGATACTCTTCTGAGCGGAGGAATCCAAGGCGTTGTGTGAATTCATAGCGAAAGTCCAGCCCTTAGCTCTCTTTGCGCCTCCGCTTCCGATTCCTCCCAGGCGGTTGAGGAAGGAAGTCTTTACGGCTCCCTGTGCCTGGATTAGAGCCCCTACATACTGAGGGGTGATAAAGCTCGTTGCTATGTGATCGGTATTTGCCATTTACATTACCTCATTTGAATTTTTCTCTTTGCAATTGCAGCTTCAGCGAGGTCGCGAGCGTATATGCCCCGGCTTTCTCCGCGGCTGCGATTCTGTCCTCCAGGGTTTGTCCCCCTGGTGTCGATGATAATCCGGGGTTTCCCGCCCCGTTGGCCGCGGTTTGCGGTTTTTGTGAGCCGATCAATCCCAGATTTTTCAGCTCCAGGACATCTGCCTCGATTTCTTCCGGGGTCGAGCCCACCACGCGCTTGAGCATGGCGTCGATTTTCTCAGGATCAGCGCCCGCGCGCGCCAACGCCCGGACTTTGGCCGCTTCGATCTTGGCGGTAGTGGCCTCGGACTTGAAGCCATCACGCTCTCCAGTGAGCTTTTCCAGCTCGGTTTTTTGGGCGTCGTCGGCATCCTTTTTGGCCTTGATGATCGCTTTCACGTCCTTGAGGGACATGCCAAGGTCTTTTGCTAGTGCCTCATCACGAGTACGGCGATCTCGCTCCAGGCGGTCTTTGACTATCTCATCAATTTCGGCCTGTGTAAGTGTCTTGCCCTGATCTACAGGTGGCTTGTTTCCGCCTTCTGGTTCCTTCGCGGGAGGCGTGCCCGCTGGATTGGTTGGTTCTGTCATGTGGAGATCTCCCGCCGCACCAAGCCCGGCGTTGGCTTTGTACTATGAAAATGATAATTATAATTTTCGTATCAATTTAGCTGGGAACCCGGCTATCATCGATAGCCTCACTCCGATATGGTTCCTACTGAGCGAATGATAACATCGCCGTCATCGTCGTATTCGATTCGCTCAAATCGGGCGGCATCTTTTGGATCTTTTACGATTTTACCATCTTTTCCGATGAAAACCATTTCAATCAAGGATTTTCCTCCTGATGTAATCCGCCCTGTTTGGAAACTCCTTCACAAAGTTGTCGTGATCGGTGACATATGCCTTGATCGAGTCGGCGAAGTCCTCTTTAAAACTTTTCCCATTGAGTTTGTAATAATCAGCAGCATACTCAGATACGAATTTGCCGTCCTTTGCGGCGTATTTACTCCACGCCATCTTGCTCGATATATTTCCCAGGCTTTCATCGAGAGGGTGGGCAAGTTCGTGGGCCATCAGTCCTTTGTCTATCGGCCTCGATTTGCCGTCTGCTCCAGGGAACCCCAGAATGCGCTTGTGAACGGGATCATGTGCGGCATCGGTTCGGACACTGTACCCATACATTTTTGAGAGCCTGACATCGTCCGCGCTTGGTTTTGGCAGTATCGCTATTTCGTTGCATGCTGCCCGGAGCTTTGCGGGCATCGAATTGAAATTGTCCAAGGTAACTTTTGCGTGAATTTCGTCGCCTGGATTCGCTGTGATGCGAACCTTTCCGGGCAAGGGCTCGCCCTTTGCACCCGTCTTGGTTTCAATTTGGACGGGCTGTGTTGGGGCCGTTGATCTCGCCGGAGCTGTGATCTTCTCCCTGGCCTTATGGGCATCTTTTGGTTGATGGGTGACTACCTTTTCCTTTAGGCCAAAGTCCGTTTCGCCGCCGTGCGTAGCGTTCCATTTCGCGGCTAGGCGGTCGATTTCCGCTTGCCTCGCTGCCTCGCCTTCTTTGCCCTGCAGCCTGCCTATGAAGCGATCCTTTTCCTCTGGTGCAAGGCTGATCACATGCAGGCAACCCACATGCATCAGGCCCGCGCCGCGAGCCTCATCCAGGGAGGGATAATCCTTGTCGCCGCCAGATAGGCTCAGAGTTCGGCCCTCCCACGGCGTACAGAGCTTGCAGGCCCCGGAATGCGTGGAGATCCTCACCAGGTCGTGACCCTTCTCTTGCAATCGATTTATGGTGCCCTGGCGGAAAGCGCCATTGGTGGTTTCTTGCGCCAGAACCTTTGCATATCGGCGCATGTCCCACTCATGGCCCGCCTTGTCCACAAACCCAGTAATACCGCGCTCAGCCAGATCCTCGCGTATGCGCTTCGCCGTCTGGCGTGTGGTCTGGTAGCCAATGACTGAGCCTTTGGAGTGCTCCAGCGCCACCGATCGGAAAACGTCATCTACTCGCCTACCCACAACGTTATTTACATCCTCTAATCGCGAATAAGCGTTATCGGCCAGGACCTCGACTGCCTGTTGATGTATGCTCCCAAAGCCGCCCATGAGCTTCTGGCCCGCGAGCGGGTCCGCATCTGCCCACGCCACGCCCTTCATGTAGCTGTCCGGTATCGCTTCCTGGCACCAATCCCGCGAGCCCTTCAGCAGATCCTCGCGGATTTGCCGGACCCTCTGGAGCAGAGAT